CTCGCTTCCGGCAAGTTCTTGGCATAGCCTGGCCGGCGATAGGTTCCCCTGTTCAACGTGGTGAAATCTTTCGTCAATGGCTGGAAGAATCCAGGAAGCCTATCTATGCGCGTAAACCTATGATGGATGTTTCGATAAAAGAACTTTTTCCGGAAGAGTATCGAAAATATCAGAAAATGTGTCGTGATCGTTTCCGAATGCATGAAAATGCACGAAAATCCGTTACCGAGGAAGGAAAAGCTTTTTTATATTATAAATATTCAGAAAGGCTTAATAAGAATACAATTAGTGAAGTCACCTGCCCGAATTGCTCTTGTCATATAAGGGCAGGTGACAGAAAATCGGACCCTCAACAATTGGAAATAAAAAATATTGGGAAAAAGTTTTAAAAAATCTCTTGACAACTTTATTTTTTTGTGTTATAATCTTTTTGCAATAAGTAAAAGGATGTTTTTTGCGTATGAAGATAATTTTGAACGAAGAGTATTATGTTGGTAATGGTGAGATCTTTGCAAGTGGCGATAAGTTTTATTATATCGATTATGTTCGTGTTTCTCCTTGTCGTTCTTCTCGTACTTATTTGGTCTTTTGTCATTGTCTTTCGGATGAGTCTTCATGCTGGCGTATTGTTTTTGAGGGAACATTGAAAGAGTGTCGTGAATTTATAAAAGATTGTTTTAAGTCTTTAAGATAAAAGGAGGTGATAAACATGGATTTTGATGTTACGGAGCTTGTCTATCTGATTGTTGCTTGTCTCGGTTCCGTCTGTACTTGTATTTTGTCTTTCTTGAATCTGAAACGTTCGGGAACGACAAAAAAAGAAGTCCTTTCACTTTGTGAAAAGACGGATAGCATTACCAGACAGATTCCGACGGAGGACAAAAACTCCGCGCAGTACTTGGACGAATTCTCCAAAGCTGCGCAAACTCTCAACGATTCCGGCGTATCTTGGAAAGAACTGCTTGAAACGTTGAACAATCAATTCTATGGAGGACTGAAAAAGTAATGGCAAATCTTACTCCCCCGCTTACGGGCTTCGGTATATCTGGCCCTAAGTTTGACGCAACAAGTGGCGCGGTTTCTTCTCCGACTGCTGGCCAAGGCTATTCTTCTCTCTTTTCCTCGTCTCCCGCTGGCGATACTTATCGCGGTTTTGGTGCCGATTGGTTTAACGCCGGAGATGTTGCAAAAGAAGATTGGATTCGTGAACAACAAGCCCTGAATAATGCTTTTGTTCGTGATTTGTATCAACAAGACTTAGCAAATACGTTTACTGCTTCTGAGGCAGAAAAAAGTCGTGACTTTAATTCGGCGGAAGCTCAAAAACAGCGTGACTTTGAAGAGCGTATGAGCAATACCGCTTATCAAAGAGCTATGGCTGATATGAAAGCCGCTGGTTTAAACCCTATTTTAGCGTATCAGCAAGGCGGAGCCTCTACCCCGTCTGGCTCTGCTGCAAGTTCTGGTTATTCCGGTTCGTCGTCCCCGTCCCGTTCTGGTGGCGGTCGTGCTGGTTCTGGAATCGCGTCTGCTGGTCAGTTCGGAAAACTTATTGCTTCTGTTATTTCCGCTACGGCTGGCTTTGTTGGTAATTCTATTAGTTCTTCTTTTAAGAAAATGTGAGGTGAAACATGGAGATTAAAACAGTACCGGAGTTCGCTCCGCTTGACTTTTCGGAAGATAATGTCGTTTACTCTATGCGTTATTACTTCCTTCAACAAAAGAACGTTGAGGAAGAGCCGAAAAGCTTTGTAACTTTTTTTACCGGTTCGTTGAACCAAATCCGCCAATATGAGAAAGCTCAAAAGCAGAATCCTTCTGTTCTCCGGATTTCTCGTGAAGTTGTCGCTGTTTACTGTGTTAGTGAGTTCGGTAGAGTCGAATTTATCAAAAATAATTTTCAGGAGGTGAAACACGAATGAGACGTGTTGCGCATGCAGGAAGTAGATTTGCCCGTTATGGTATCAAAGGGCATTTTGTAGTTGCTAATTGTTCGAGAGGTGGCCGCCGTGAGTAAAGAAAAAAATATTTGCCGTGAAATTGGCGGCCATATTCTCCGGCAGAATTGTTTCCGTCGTGAGTGTGTCGACCATGCTTTGCAATCTCCTATTCGTCGGCAACCTGCCGAATATGTCGAACTTGTTCGCCATATGCAGTCCGACGGCATAAAAGAGATATACGAGAAGAAGGAATATCCTATTACTCCCGAATATGTTTCCTCTTTTGCTGTTTCTACGGACTATAAAAAGGATAATTCTCTTATTCGTCCGGTTAGTGAACTTTCGCCCGGTCTCGGTGACGTTCGTGATATTCAGCGCATGGCTGATATGGATAGTATGGAGATAGAATGTCTTACTAAACAGTATAATGAAGCCGTTGCTAAGTTAAAACAAAAACTTATGCAGAATAAGGCCACCGGCACCCAGAGCGCCGGCACCCAGAGCGCCGATAAAGGAGGTAATAAGTAATGGCACAATTATATACTCGTAAACCTGGAAACGTTTCGGCTTCTGATACGAGGTTTTCAGATGCTCCGCTTGGTGAGGTTGAACATTCTTTTGTTGTAAGTTCTCCGACAGTTTATAATACGTTCAATGCTGGTGACATTGTCCCTATTTTTACGAAAGAAATGCTTTCCGGAGAGAGCCTGAAAGCCCGGGTAGATTTCGTTATCCGTCAAACGACGTTACTTACTCCTACTATGGGCAATATGGATGTTTGTATAGTAGCTTATTTTGTTCCCAATCGTATAATTAACGAATCTTGGGTTAACGTTATGGGTGAGAATACGTCCGGCTCTTGGATTGCTCCGGAGGTTGACCTTGCGCCGTTGTTTGCTTCTTATACTTCTTCTTTATCAACTGTGCAAATTCCTGTTGGTTCGGTTGCGGATTATTACGAGATACCTACGCAAGCCCCGATTCCTGCGGCTGTGTTGAATGCCATGAACGAGAATCGTTTTCGTGGTTATTTGGCTATTTATAATGAATATTGGCGCGACGAAAACTATCAAGCCCCGATTCCGTTTTCTCGCTTGAATCTTTGTAATAATTTTTTGCTTCCTTCTGGTTCTTCCGGGATTTCGTCGTTTGGGTTTGGTAACGGTTCTTTGGCTACTGGTGCCGAAGGTGCCGGATCTGTTGTAAAAGCAATTTATGGTGAAGGTGCTTCTACTGGTGCTACTATGTCAATAGCTCCGCCACGGCGTGATGGGAGTTGGTCTGCTCTTGATCCGCCTTTGAAAGGGAATAAGCTTCATGACTATTTTACGTCTGTTCTTCCGTCCCCTCAAAAGGGCGATTCTGTTGTATTTTCTCTTGGCGATAAGGCACCATTGGCTGGTTCGTATTTGCGTTTTTCTGCTGCTAAGGGTTCTAATGTTTCATTTGAAACTGGTGGTTCTGTATCTGGATCTGGTAATAATTTTTTGAATTTGGATAGAAGTGCAACGTCTGATCCTCCATATTTTTCTTCTGTGCAATATGGAAGTACTTCCGGTTCTAATGCTGGTACCGTTGAATCTATTGATTTTCAAGGTGAGTTTGTTGGTACTTTAAATCCTTCTACTACAGATGTTTATGCAGATCTTTCACAGGCCTCTGGTATTTCTTTGTCTGATTTAAGAGACGGCGCTGCGATTCAACAAATTTATGAGCAGCTTGCCCGTTCTGGTTCTCGTTACCTTGAATTCGTTTCCGGATTCTTTGGTATTTCCGCGGATAATCCTTATCAGGACATCCCGACCCGTCTTGGCAAGATACATCGGAGTCTTGACCTCTATCAAACTGCCCAAACTTCCGCAACCCAGGAAGGCAACACCCCGCAAGGCAACCTTGCCGCGTTTGGTTATACTTCCAACGGTGGAGACCTCTTTCATTATACGGTACTTGAACATGGTACTTTGCATATATTGGCTTGTGTTCGTCATAAGAATATTTATCCCGCTTTTATTCCTCGTTCTATGTTCCGTCGTTCTATGCTGGATTTCTATTTCCCCCAACTGGCTAATATTTCGGAACAGCCCGTTTATACTCGTGAGATTAATTGCTTTGCGGAAGAGAAGGTTCTGCCCGGTAAGTATGAACCAAAGGTGTTCGGTTATCAGGAAGCCTGGGCCGACTATCGTTATAATCCTGATCGCGTCGCCGGTTATATGCGCCCCGGTGTGAATGGAAGTCTTGATGTTTGGAATTATGCCGATGTGTTCGATGAGAACTTAGCCATTGCCGATGGTACTTGGATTCAATCTAATTCTCAGGAAGTTCTTGACCGTACTTTGGCTGTAACTTCTTCCACCGTTCCTCAATTCAAAGGCCAATTCAAATTTACTCTGGAAGACGAATTGCCTATGCCCGTATACTCTGTTCCTGGCTTGGATATTCTTTAATCAGCTTATACGTTGTTGTCCCTGTTAGTTTATTGGTTATAGGCCGAGCGTAACACTCGGCTTATAATCATAGTTGGACGAAGCCTATAATTAGCTGCTCATTTTACGAGGAAGACAGCCCCACAAATAAAACGTATAGGATTTTTTTTATGTGTTTTTTTCCGCATTATAACTTAGATTTTCAAGGTGAGGCATATAAAGCCGGTGTCAAAACTTTTGATTGTGGCTATTGCCCCGAATGTCTCCAAAAGCGTTCCCGTTCCTGGGTCGTTCGCGCATTTTATGAGCGCATGACCTCCGGTAGTTGTATGATGTTGACTTTGACTTATGATCATTTTTTGCGCGATAAGCAAGGCAATCTTGTTCGTGATCGGTATGGTTATCCTATGGAAGAACCTGTTGTTCTTCGTCCTGTTATCAAAAAAGACGTTCAAGATTTTATGAAACGTTATCGTTCTTATTTGGATTATCACTACGGTAAAGGGAATAAACCTATTAAATATATGGCTACCGCCGAATACGGTAGCCATACCCATCGCGCGCATTATCATGTGCTTATTTTTGGCCATGTTTTCAAAGACAAGGTTCCTTATAAAAAGTCAAAGCGTAATAATCAAATTTACATGTCGGACACTTTGAACAAACTTTGGAGTCATGGCATATGCACGATAGACAGCGTAAACGCCAACGCGAAAATAGTTCGGTATTGTACTAAATATTGCGCAAAAGAACGTGGCTTTGATACGTTCACTCTCGCAAGCCAGAATCTTGGCTTAGAAGGCATGTTGAAAAAGTTCAACGGTTTGAACTATATCATAGAGGGTCGGCGCTATCCGATACCTCGTACTGTTTGGCAAGCGGTTATGAAAGACCGCTATCCAGGATTCAGCGTTAGTTATGATTATCGCTATACTGACCGGTACGACATGTACAATAAAGCTATGCGTAAAGCGTACCGAGAGTTGCGGAATAACGATCCGCAGTATATCCGTTATCGTGACTATTGGCAAAAACGCGGTGAACTTTTGGAACGTTCCCAACTTCCCATTATGGACCGGATAAGCGTTCTCCCTGATTCAAAGTATTTTGGTTATAAGCAGAACGCGCTCGAAGCCGCTCGCTTCCGGCAAGTTCTTGGCATAGCCTGGCCGGCGATAGGTTCCCCTGTTCAACGTGGTGAAATCTTTCGTCAATGGCTGGAAGAATCCAGGAAGCCTATCTATGCGCGTAAACCTAT